TCACAGATTTTATTTGAAACCACCGATGAAGTAGATTTTACATCTAGTGGTTCTAACGATCCTGCTATTAGTGCTCCAACTCTTGACGCTAATGGAGAAGCTAGTTCATACACATTGACTAGATTTGTAAGAGCCGTATCCGGTGAAACAAAAACAAAAACATTTAATATAACAACACCAACTAAATTTTTAGAATTGGATTTGGGTGAAGATAATTTAATTGAGATATTAAGTTGTGTGGATGGTTCTGAACAATCATGGTATGAAGTTGATTATTTAGCTCAAGATAAGATTTTAAAACAAACTCATTATACGGATGACCCGACACGAGCAAGTGCTTATGACCAAGGAGATGCTTCTGGTACAACATCAGCAATACCTATTCCATATGTTGCTGAATACATAAAGTCTACTAAAAAATTT